TTACCTAAGGGCTTAGTAGTAGGTTGATTTTTGTGATCTCTAATCATCTTACTTAAAAGATTAATTGCCGTTATACCTGCTCCCCAAGCTTCTGCAGTCCCTGGACTTAATCCATTCTGTGTTTTTGTACCGGGTTCTATTGGAGATTTGCCATCGTTTTCAATACCCGATGGTGGTTCTACTCCTTTTATCGTTCGATTACTTTCAAATAAGTCTACACCCAAATTGAAGGATTCCCCAGCTTCTGATGGTGCAAATAGATTTGGAGCGTTAATATCAACGGAGACATTTTCATATTGACTGTAAAGATCAGGATAAGCTTCTTTATTAAAATAACTAGACGGCATTTTTATACAACCTCCTCTTTACTAATTCAGGGTCTACTTTTGGCATGATATCAGCGAGTTTATGTAACGGGTTTCCTTCATAAGCTACACCACTGATATCATTCTTAACCAGCCAATCACAGGCTGCTTTTAATTCATGAGCAGAGGCTTCTCCGCTCTTTACTCGTTTCAGGAACTCTTCAGTAACTAGGTTGTGTAGTTCATTGAATTGCTCCTCTGTAGCTTTCTTAGTCATCACTCTTCCTCTTTAGGAGCTTTCTTAGCGGGTTTCTTTGTAGTCTTCTTAGCTGCTGCTTTAGCTGCTGCTTCACGTTGATCAGATAGTGTACTCATGGTTTTTTAGTAAGTTGTTTTTCTAATAGGACGATAGGTACGATGTCATTACATAAGTGTTCAACACGTGACCCTGGACGAAAGGTAAATCCCTTCTGCTGTATCTCTGCACATTTAAGTGCTCTAACTAATTCATAATCTAACCTTAGTTTCTCCTCTTGTCTTTTAGCTATAGATTTGCATCTAGCTACCGTAGAAAAGTCTAAAGGGACCATAAAACTAAGCTGTGCTCCCCAGTTATTACTTCTAACATATGATTCATTGTCAAAAGGTATTGAATCATTACCCATATAGAATGGTGTAACTGTCATCGTAGTGCCATTACAGGCAACACCACCACCATAGTTCTGTCTACTTGGCGCTCCATTATTCTGGAACTGGACAGCTTGGTTTGTGACGTTACCTGTAGCAGTACTGGAAGGTGCAGCATTGTTATATACGTCCTCTGCATAAGCAGGAGTTACTGAGAGAAGATAGATAAGGATGTAGTAGTAGCTGTTGTGTTTATTGTGCGATCGATGTCGATTGTTTCCACTACTCCTGCAGCTCTGGTTACAGTCTCTAGTTGAAACTGATCCCCTGCTGTATGAACTGTGAATGTTGTGTTCGCATCTCTTATCGCTGCACTCGGTACTACGTTGGTTCCTGACCAACTGTTGTAAGCGCCTCCAAAGACTTCGGTATCGATTGTCTCTGTTACTGCTTGAGTTGTTGTCGTTGTTGCTTGCATACTTCCCTGTGTGAAGGAAGGTGTTATTTGATTTGCTTGAACTGTTGTTGCTAATAGTAGTAAGGGTAGGAGCCATAGTTTAATCACTCTTCTTTTTCTCCTTACCATTATTGTTATTAGGCTGTAACCCAAATGTAGCTAATGCTCCAGTAAAAATAGAAGCAGGGAATGTAATATCTTTAGGGGTTTGTTGTCCCAATCCTGGGATCTCAATATAATTTAGAGAAATGATGAACCCTGCCCATACGACTACCCCTAGCCGTACGAAGGTGGATAGGATAAGAATCTGTTCTTCTTTGTCATCCATCCCGTCCTTCAGTTTCTCCAACACGTTCTTCTGTTTTTCCGGTTTGTTCTCTTCCAAGTTTCTTCTGAATACGTTTTACAGCCTGCATAAATACAGGTTTAAATACCTTAACCAAATAGTTAAAGATAGAGGTAGCTGTTAAGGTAGCGACAACAGAAACTGCAGCAGTGGTGGCTGCAGTAACTACGATCTCTTCCTTAGGAACAGGTACTTCTATATCAGTCCAGGGTATAGTTATTTTCCTTACCTCTGGAGATGTAGGTTTTGGGTTCTCTTTTACACTTTCCTCATCCTCTCCAGGTACGCCTACAGGAGGTCTTAATTCACCTGGAGGAGCAATCATAGGCTCATAGCTTGGAATGTCTGCTGTAGGCAGCGACAGGATAGGCTCAGGGATGATGGGTGGTTCAGGTATTAACTGATTGGGTAAGTTTAAAGAAGGGAAGATCGGCGGTTCAACCACTAAGCTAGCTTAGCTTTGCCTGCCGTTACTGCTGCATCAATAGCAGTGAAGCTCTCACTACCCCAAATAGAAGTAGTACCATCTACTTTCTTATAGGCTTTGATTAGCTCTAGGTGATCTACATTACGTTGAATTTTATCTTTATAGTCTTCAGCTGTTTCATCAGTTGTTTTGTCAGTGTTGATTGCAGTAACACTGTCTCCAGCTGCTGCAAAGATTGCTGCTACTTCGTCTGCTGTTCTTTCTTCCATGATAAATAATTAGTTAGGGATTTCGGTTTCTGTATCTGTATCTGTATCTGGATCTTCAGTCTGATCCTCTGTAACTAAACGATCTAATTCAATTAGAGCGCCGTCCACCTGATGTAGACGGGCGATAAGTTGTTCTTTTTCCTGTAGCAGAGCTTGTGCTCGTTGGGTGATGTCTGTCATGGTGTTTGTAGTTCTTTTACTTGAGCCGATAGCTCTTGAATAGCTTGTACTAGTACTGGTACTAATGCATCAGTATTTAAATATAGTTTATCTGTATCAGTATTATCAATGATTACTGCATCATTTGCATCTTCTAAAGCTAATATTTCCTGTGCTTTAAATCCATACCTCTTAGATCCATTAGGTGTGTTAGAATCACGTGACTCTTTATATTGGTAAGCCGTTGGCTTTAACTTATTTACAAAATCTAAACCATGTGGAATAGATGCAAAGTTCATCTTATCCCGTTCATCGGAAGTGATAGTCCAGTCAACTTGGACATAAGCATTAGCAATACTTGTATGACCTATAACAACTTTATTGCTACTGGTTGAAGGGTTATTAACAGGTGCATAGTTACCAGAACCATTTCTAGGTCCAATAACAATATTAGCATCACCAGTCGTTATCATATAACCAGCGCCATCTCCTAGGGCAACGTTATTCCTACCAGTAGTTAATGAAAATAATGAATCACGGCCTATTGCTGTGTTTTCAAGTCCTGTTGAACAGGTATATAATGAATTCCCACCAATTGATGTATTGTAATTACCAGTGGTATTGGAATATATTGCTTGATACCCAAACGCTGTGTTATGAGCGCCTGTAGTAGTAGTATAAAGTGCTTTATATCCACTTGCTGTATTGGCGCCTCCGGTAGTGGTTTTACAGAGTGCACTATGACCAGTTGCTGTGTTGTGGGAAGCGGTAGTGTTGTATTGGAGTGCATAAAATCCAGTTCCTACATTGTAGTTACCAGTGGTATTGTCAGTGAGCGCTTCAAAACCAGTTGCTGTGTTTTGAGCACCTGTAGTATTGTCATATAATGAATTCCCACCAATTGCTGTATTATAGCTACCAGTAGTGTTTGAACCTAGAGCCTGAGAACCGACTGCTGTGTTATTTACTGCAGTGGTATTTGGAGCAAGAGCAGCATATCCAACTGCTACATTACTATGACCTGTTGTGTTCCAATATAGTGCTTGGTAACCTAATACTGCATTACGATATCCGGTAGTGTTTGAGTATGTAGATTGATATCCAACTGACGAATTTGCATAACCAGTAGTGTTTGCTGCACCCGCCCAATCACCGACTGCTACATTGTAATTACCATTATTCGTGTATAATGCTTCATATCCAACTGCTGTGTTGGATTGTCCAGAAGTATTTGTAGCAAGTGCTTCTTTACCAACTGCTGTGTTATTACCACCGGTAGTGTTTGCTTTGAGTGCATAATAACCGCTTGCTGTGTTGTGGTTACCGGTAGTGTTAGCGCCTAATGCAAGGTAACCAAATGCTGAGTTATTAGTACCGGTTGTGTTGAAGGTAAGTGCTTGTCTACCAACTGCTACGTTATAACTAGCAGTAGTATTAGACATAAGAGCTTCAAAACCAATCCCTACATTGTTACCACCGGTTGTGTTGTTTTGTAGTGTCGAATAGCCAACTGCTACGTTTTGAACACCGGTAGTGTTGTTGTATAGCGAATACATGCCACACCCTGTATTTCGGTAACCGGTAGTATTTAAAGCCATTGACTCATAACCATATGCTGCATTCCTCTCACCGGTGGAGTTGGTGATCATTGCATTATATCCTACTGCTGTGTTATAATTACCAGTGCTAGTAAGTTTCAGTGCTTTGTAACCTACTGCTACGTTTGCGGCACCAGTAGTGTTTGAGTTGAGCGCTTCATATCCTACTGCTGAGTTGTTATCACCGGTAGTATTTGCTTTAAGTGCATTAACACCAGTTGCTGTGTTGTTACCGCCAGTAGTGTTATATAAGAGTGTTTGATAACCACTCGCTGTGTTGTTAGTACCAGCAGTATTTGCTTCTAGTGCTTTATAACCGCTTGCTGTGTTGTTAGCACCGGTAGTGTTTGATTCTAGTACATGCCAACCATTTGCTGTGTTGTCATTACCGGTAGTGTTTGCGTAGAGTGCATGCCTCCCACTTGCTGTGTTCCTAGCACCGGTAGTGTTATTTTGAAGTGCACTTCTACCTACGGCTGTATTATCAGCACCGGTAGTATTTCCGTAGAGTGCCAAC